GTGAAACGGAGCACCCAGAAAAAACTGGGCGTCTGTTTATGTTACTTGGTTAGTCGGAGTTTCCTTTGCACCTTGTCTCTAAGGTGGCTGTGCCAATACATTCGGAAGCTAAAGACTCTCTCCCGGAGGGGCCATCGATGTTTCCTCCAGGCTCTCTTGGACTTGATTGGTCTAAGGCTGACTGGTAATAGATCGTTGAGTGCATACCCTACCCGTCTTAGTATGCCCTTACGCTTTGAAGCGTTCGTTCCTCCAGGTGATTCGTTGCAGCACCCGATCTTGCTTACGTCCGTTACATGATCTGCATAGAGATTGAAGGTTGTTGATGTCGTGATTAGGTTCTCCGTTTCCTGGCGGGACGATGTGATCGATTGTCCAGTCTTCACCTTCAAGCTCCTTCGCACAAGAGACACAGGTCGGTTCCAAAACAGTCTTCGCATAAGCCCTTGCATTCCGCCATGCTGCGGTGTCGTGCCAACCTGCCATCTGCTAATCCTCTCAATGTGTCGATGTCTTTAGTGTCCCATCGATCTAATTCTGTTATTACTTCTTCAAGTGTAAGGATGTCTCCTAGATCATGATGAGCATGAAGGAACTCTAGTAGTTGGTTCCGGGCGTATTCAACTCCAGCTAGATACCCTTTTGTGTATGATGTCTTCATTCTTCCTCCTTATCGAGAACGATTACGGTTATACCTTTTGTGTCTGTGTTAACTGCACAATTGGGGCAAGTGGTATGGTCTTCAATCTTGTATACCTCGTTGCAATATAAGCATTCAGCATTAGGTCTAAATCTCATCGAGTCTCCTCGACTATTCTTACGATTCGCTCTAAGTGATTGACATCGACGTTAGTGCTAATGACTGCGTCGTTTACGATGCCTTTGATGATCTCATCCTTCAAGTGCTTCTCTGCACCTTGCCAGCCTTTGGTGTAATGCTCGACGCTAGTTCTGACCATAATGTCTTTGAGCTGTTCTGCGTGACGATTAATTAGGTTCTGTTTCTCTTCTTCATAGTTATCCATAAGTCTTCACGATCCTTACTGCGAGAGTGGTTAGTATTTCTGCTAATTGTGGAACTGACATGGCTTTCAAGAAGAGCGACCCAAGTGCCGGGCGAATCTCCTCAAAATCGTTACTCCATACCAGGTTGTCATCCATGAGTAAGCGCATAGCCTCAAACAAGATAGCGTTGCGCTCTTCACCGGATAGTTTCATTTACTGCTCCATTCCGCGATTAGGTATAGATACGCGGTTCCTGCAGCTAACAATGCAACGGCTGGTTCGCCTACGATGTAAGCTCCGAAGCATGCGAATACGAATAGACCTAGAGCCATAAAGACTCTCATTACGTCTAACATGTTGCCTCCTGTTTCTGTGTTGTGGTAATTCAATTTTAGACTTTTGACTTCGGTGTCAATCCGTGTCGTGGCTTTGTTATCAAACTGTTACGATCTCTTACCGCTTAGGACTATCTCGCCTCGAAGGCTAGTTCCACACTCCTGGCATAGATACCGCTGATACTTGGTGTTCCCGGTGAATCTGAATCCGTAGCGTTGCAGGTTATCGGATCCACAATTACGGCATGATAAAGGGTTGCCTTCGCTTACCCCTACATGTGGATGATTCTTTATCCATGGCAACAAGATGTAGTAAAGGTCAATCAGAAGGTTCACATCCTGAATCTGGTATTCCTTCATGAGCTTCCAAGCCTTAGCGTTGCCAGCCATACAGTCGAGCCAGAGTTGGAACCCGGTGTGTTTGACTTTAGATCCGACTCCTAGCTTCTGTGAGACATAATCCAGCTTGTTAGATGGGAACTTAAATTGGTTTTTTACGGTTCGCATTAGATCTAGTTCAATCCATGGGCTAGGTGGTAGATAGCCGTTCTCTACGAACTCTCGTTTGATGTGCTTTGAGTCAAAGGCTGCGGAGTTCCATCCGATTAGAACATCGGCTTCGTCCATGACTTTATGTAATTCATCCAACATAGTTTTCTTGCCATGATGGTGAACTGACTTGAAGATGACCTTGTCACTTCCAAGCCATCTAGCGCCCCAACAGATAACTTCCGTCGTGCGTTCTAATTGGTTGATTGCTATGTTCTGATCCCATAGTCCCCAAACATGAGCCAAGTTCGGCGATGTTTCGAGATCTAAAAATAGTATCTTCATGGCTTCAAACTAGCCCTCTACGCTTACGATCTAAGTCCGACACGCCTTGCGTTATCGTTTCGTTATCATAGGGAATAACCGTTACTTGCATGCCCGGTTCATGGTCATCGGCATAAGTCTTGCGAACGTTTAGATCCACGACTAAGTTGTCGTTCACAATTACGTTAGCTGATTGCAGCGAATCTAGAACTGCCCTTGTTAGTTTGTCGATGTCATAAGTTCCGGTTGCATACTGCCTTGTTACTGACTTAGGTCTTTTAAGCCAGAACTGTATAGATACCGAGATAGCCGTGATGAACGGGTTATCACGTTCAAGCATTTTCAGCTCAAACATGCGTTTCATGGTTTCTCGCCAGGCAGGGAGATCCTTGTTAGCTTCCACTAGGACGATGTGCTTGCCCCGGTTAAATGCCTTCTTAGAGCCTTGCGGTCTAGGATCTCCAGCAACGAATAGTTGGAACATTTAGAAGGGTAGATCCTTGGGTTCTCCTGGAGCCACGATGTTGATTACTTCTTCCAAAGCGGTTCTAGGTTCTGCAGCTCTTACCAGCTCCACTAGGCAATTATTGAGAGAGTGCTCGACTATTTGCTTAGTCTCTTGACCGGGCTTGTTATAGGTTCCAACCTTGGTTCCTAGTGCTCCTTCGATTTTGACTTCATCGTCCTTCTTGTAATTGCTGGCATTGTCTAGCCAAGCTGTCCAGAGTCGGTTGCGTGGTTCACCTTTGAAGTCGTAGGTCTCCCAAACTCGAAGTCTTGGGTATCCCTCGTTTACTACTTCGGCTACTTTTGCATAGATTACTGTAATTGCCATTCTGTTTTCTCCTTCTAGTGTTCTTTAAGTTTAAGTTAATTATTATTAACCTTTAACACGACATCCACGCCGTCCCGTGACGTCTTGGGTGTCACCCCGATAAGTCGTAGATGACGCCCCGTTCTGCCTTTCTTGACACCCCGTTGATTATGACTGAGACTACCGTCACAACCTTCCGGACAGTCTAGAGTGATCCAGTATCGATTGGTAATTCTGTCGAACCGATAACCTTCGCCGTTATGTTGCGACATTTCAATCTCCCCTAGCTCGACCAGCTTTTGAAGATTGCGTTGAACTTGTCTAACGGAACATCCGGCTAATTTAGCCAGGCGGGTTTGTGATGGATAGCAACCCTCTTCCGGGTCGTTACCGATATGCCATGCCAGAGCCGTCAGGACGCTTCTAGCGGTCGCGGTGCTTGTTGAATGGTGCAGGACGGCTGCAACGGCTTCTATGCTCATTCTGTGCCTTCCTGGGCTATACTTTGATTGCCCATCGTGGTTGGGTGACGCTTTCGCGTCGGGCTAGAAGTTTTCTGTGGCTTCTAGCCCTTTCCAATTTACTTGGACTTTAGTGAATCAGCGAGAGCTTTGATTGCTTCCAGAACATCGTTATCAACCTGTGATTTTACCGCGGTTGCGTAGATCACCCGAAGACTCTCGATGTCTTTGTTGGCTGCAGCTTCCGAAGCCTCTTCAATAAAGTTTCGGGAGTCCCTGGTTGCCTTGATCATCTCTTCACGGCTCGGACGATTCTTAGACGCGGATAGACCTAGAGTTGCAAGTCCTCGACCGATAGCCGAAGTGCTGCAGTTCTCCAAGAATGACGAACGGTTGATGTTGCTGGAACCCCTGGTCTCATGTGCCCAATCAACCGAAGCTGGTCTAGGGTCTTCCCGGTCGGTAAAGACCGAAGCCTGAACTACAACTTCCGTCTCGTTGATTAGTTTGATTTCGGTGATGATACGACCGTTTGGATAGGTCTTCCAGAACTTCTGAATACGTTCTGAAACTGGTTCGTAATTGCTTAGGTCGAAACCCATTTATTGCCTCCTGTTATTTAGTGAACGTAATGAACGGCTTGCCATTACGGGCTTGTAAGTTGATGACCTTCTCGCCTTGGAATAGACCATACTTGACGCCATTCATGAAGGCAAGAACTGCGGACTTATGTGCCTTGAATTGACTCTCCCAATACTCGGACTCGGACTTAGCCTGGAGCAAGTTAGACCATAGTGATCCAAGCTCAATCTCTCCCTCCTGGAGACCATCGGATAGCTGCCTAACTGTCTCATAGGTAGATTCAGAGCCATCGTAGTCTGGAGCCGTATCCGTGTCTAGGAAGCCGTAGAACGCCTGTAGGCGGGTTTTCATCTCCTTGACAAGGGAATCATCCCGAACGACCTCAAACTCCTTCCAATCGCCTCCTGCGACCGCTACGACCACAGCGCGCTTTAGACCAAGGACGGATAGGTAATGTTGAACTTGAAGGTTATAGTGTTCTGGTAGCTGATCCCAATACATCCGGGAGAACTTAATCTCTAGGACTCCAAGAGATCCATCTGCCCATTCGATTATGCCGTCCACGTTAGCTACGGACTTAGGGTCTTCGATACTTGCCCAAGTTCCGGTCTCATGAACGGTTAGCCATTCTTTATTGTTATCTACGAATAGCTGTCTAATGACGGGTTCAAACGCTGTGCCCATGTGCATAGCCATAGTTGCTGGAAGGTCTTGCCAGTTCTTACCGGACTTTTCAGTCCATAAGGTGTAAGCGGACTTCCAAGGGTTCTTATCCATTACGGACGCGATGTCTGAACCGCCGATTCCCCTGCGGGCTTCGTGCCATTCCAGACTGCCAGGCTCAAAAGTGCCTAGATACTTTGCGAAGCCTAAAGCCTCGATTTTCTGTGTGATCTCCATGCCGTCATCCTAATAGATGATTGCGACATTTACTTCTTAGGTTTAGGGAGTTTCGCGTCTGCTATTTTGCCAAAGGACTTGTTGATCTCGTTAGCGTCAATCTTGCCGTCTGCCAGGTAAGACCGGGATAGCTCCTGCGCGACGTCGATGATTCCAGCGAATGCAGCCATAGCGATAGCCTGGCTAACTTGTAGTCCGATGGCAGCTCCACCGACGAAGATACCTGTCACTTTTAGAATGATGACCGCGATTGTTCTGCGAATGATGTCTAGCCACATAGTTAGCTCACCTTCAATACTTGACCGATAGAGATTTTATTCTTGTCTTTGATTGCGTTTAGTTTGACCAAGGCTGCAACTGTAGTTCCATGTGCTTTGGCTATCTTGGTTAGGTTGTCACCCTTGACTACTGTGTAAGTCTTCTTTGCCTTCTTAGGTTTTGCAGGAGCTTTAGGTTTGGCAGGTGCAGCAGGTTTGGCAGGTGCAACACTTGATTCTTGAATAAACTTCTCGAAGTCTAAGTTGCCAATTCCCATGGTTGGAGATCCACCTTTACGGAACGAGAAGTGCAAGTGAGCGCCGTAGCCTCGTTCGGAGCCTAGACCCGAAGCTCCCGATAGACCGATTCTTTGACCTTGTTTGACTTGCTGACCTTCAATAACCTCGATGGTGTGTAAATGCAAGAAGTCTGCGTTGAAGCCTCCAGGGAAGCTCATAAAGATCATGCGACCACCTGAACCGCGGAAGGTTGGAACGATTCCGGTAACAATTCCATCCGCGGGAGCAACTACTACAGTTCCAAAAGGAACTCCGTAGTCTGTGCCAGGGTTACGCGATGGCGGGTTAGTGCGTCCTCGATGTCCATCGAAGCTGTCTGTTATTTTGCCTTCGACTGGTCTGATCCAAGTTGCCATTATCTAACGATCCTTTGGTTTACTGTTACGACTCCATGTCTTACTATTGCAACGTCCTCGGTTGCAGAATTGTAAACCTGTGTTGCGTAAACATAGTTGGAGTCTCGAAGTAATACTGTTTGCTCTGGAGTCCAGCTCATTGTAATTTCAAAAGTTTCCTCATCAATTGTTGGAATAAACTCGAACACTAATGGAGAGAATGTAGAGCTCCGGACTTGTCCCCTAGCAACGTAGCCTTCTAGATCTACGACTTCTCCATCGACTTTATATTCAATCAATCTCGTAAAGCTGCCACCTGCGTCTACGGTGAAGTTATCTTGAACGCTTGCCATTAGTAGGCTCCAATCGTTGTAGTTACTAGACCAATCATTGTTAGAACGGCTGCTCCTAGTCCTGTGTAAGCGACACGTTCAATCCAAAATAATCTTGCAAGTGTGAGTTCAACCTCGCGAAGACGGTCTGGAACATCGTCCAGGTGATCTAGCTTTTGTAAAACCTTGACTAGAATCTCGCCGTGTTCGAGTTGCTTCTTGTAG